AGAAAAAATTGAAGATTTTGAACCAAATACTTTTGGTTTTATTTATATAGTAACACACCAACCAAGTGGTAAATCTTATATTGGTAAAAAGGTATTATACCACAATGTAAAGAAAAAACTAACAAAAACCGAATTAGCAGAATATAAGGGTCCTGGAAGAAAACCCACCATAAAAACAGTAACCAAAGAATCAGATTGGAAAACTTATTATGGTTCTGAGGAAACTATAAAACAATTAATTAAAGAAGGAAAACAACAAGAATTTACTCGTGAAATATTACAATTAGTTTCAAATAAAAAATTACTTTCTTATTATGAAACTAAATATCTATTTACTCATGGTGTGTTAGAACATCCTGATAAATACTTTAATAGTAATATCCAAGGAAAATTCTTTACAAAAGATTTTTAAAAATTTTGAAACCTTAATTTTTTTTCGTATATTTATAACAAATAAAAACACAACAATTATGAAAGACATAATTAGAATGAACCAATTAGCAGGTATTATTACCGAAGGCTAATCCAAAAAAATGATGCAAATCTTAAATGAGAATAATAATTCTGAACCTAACTTTTCTTTAGATGCTAAAGAACATTTCCCAGAATTAGTAAGTAAATATGGAACAGCTGTAGAAGACGTTTTATTAAACTCATATGAAAATTTTTCTGATATGTATTCTAGTCCTGTTAAAGTAAATATTAAATATAAAAAAGCAATTGAACGTTATAAAACAGATGACAAAGAATTTTTTGAAGAAATGGTAAAAGAAGATTCACCACAACAATTAATAATAGCTGCAATGAAAATGGTGTATGGAGTAGGTGGTTCTTGGGTTGAAAGATGGTTAGATAGAAATTCTAAAAAATTTGAATTAAAAGATATAAAAACAAAAGAAGATGCTGAAACTATTGTTAAAAGATTTAAGTAAATGAAAAAACAAACAGTTACAGTAAATACAAAAAAATAGAAAAAAAATAAAAAACATTTAAATTAAGCTTGGGAAACCAAGCTTTCTTTTTTACATTATTGTTATGCTTAATCAACCTTTGATAGCTTTAGTGAATTCTGTACTTGGTACAGGCAAATCAACTTCAAGAGGTAATTATGCTTATGTATGTCCTTTTCATACATCCGATCCTCCAGGTAAAAAAAACCTGGAAATCAACATGTCAGAAAATGAAAATGGAGAACACAAATGGCATTGCTGGGGATGCAACGCTAAGGGTAAAAAAATTCATCAAATATTCAAAAAATTAAAGGTACATCCTGATAAAATTATTGAATTAAGTAAAATAGAAAAATATTTTGACCAATACAACATACAACAATACATAAATGAAAAAGTTGAACTTCCTAAGGAATTCAAACCATTAACAAACATTCAAAAAACAGATATTGTAGGAAGGCATGCTTTAAAATATGTAAAAAATAGAGGTCTTACTCAAGAAGATATTATAAAATACAATATTGGCTATTGTGAAACTGGTCCTTATAAAAATATGATTATAATTCCCTCATATAATGAAAATGGGGAATTGAATTATTTTACAGGACGTCCGTTTGAAGATAAACCAAAAATAAAATATAAAAATCCATCTACTACTCGCAACATCATCCCATTTGAAATATTTATAAATTGGGATTTGCCTATTATATTATGTGAAGGACCATTTGATGCTATTGCTATTAAAAGGAATGTAATTCCCCTTTTAGGTAAAAATATTCAATCAAATTTAATGAAAAAGATAATAAAATCTTCGGTTGATAAAATTTATATAGCTTTAGATAAAGATGCTCAAAAACAAGCATTATCATTTTGTGAGAATTTATTGAATGAAGGAAAGGAAGTTTATATGCTTGATTTACAAGATAAAGATCCATCCTCTATAGGTTTTACAAATTTTACTAATTTAATTCAAGAAACATATCCATTAACATTCTCGGATTTACTGAGAAAAAAATTATCCTTATGAGTATAATTAAACATACCTACAATAGAATATTAGAAATTTCTGACGATTACCAACAGATAACGTTACCTAATTCTCGTTATTATAGAAGAAATGGAAAATATTATCCATCAATTACTCATGTTTTAAGTTGTTTTCCTAAAGGAAAAAAATACGAAGAATGGCTTAAAAACATGGGTCGTTCTGCTGATTATATTGTTAAAAAAGCAGCCGAAGATGGAACCAAAGTTCATGAAATGGTCGAACAATATTTAAATGGTAAGCCATTAAATTTTTTAGATAAAAACAACAACCCAAAATATGAACCTGAAATATGGAAAATGTTTTTAAAATTTGTTGAATTTTGGGAAACCTATAATCCTAAATTAATTGAAACAGAAGTACATTTATTTTCAGACGAACTAGAGGTTGCAGGAACTTGTGATTTAATTTGTGAAATTGAAGGTAAAACATGGTTAATTGATTTAAAAACCTCAAACATGATGCATGAAACTTACCCAATTCAAACATCAGTTTATGGACAATGTTATAAAGAATGTTATGGAGTAGACATAGAAAACTATGGTATTTTATGGTTAAAATCCACAAAACGTAAACTCAATAAAGAAAAAATGAGTGGAAAAGGATGGGAAATGGTATTGCCTGAACGTTCACAAGAAGAAAATTTAGAGATATTTAAAACAGTTAAAACTTTATTTCACTTAATTTATCCAAATGATATTCCTGAATTTACTACATTTAAAACTAATGTGAAGAGAAATTTGCAATAACATATTTATAATCATATGAAACCAGCAGACAACTTTGATTTAAAAAAATTTATTACCGAAGGTAAGCTCCTAAAAGAAGAAATTGAAGGAAATAAATTGTTTCTCTATCATAGAACAAAAACTAAAAATACTAAGTCCATAATTCAAAATAATTTTAAACTTATTCCCGGGTTTGGAAGAGCTGGAGAAGGGATATATTTTGTGTATGATAAACCAATAGAAATCAAGAGTGGGATGGATGTATATGGAGGGGTATCATTAAAGTATAGTATTCCTGTTTCTTCTTTAGATAAATTTCTTGTATTTGATTCGGATTTGCAAACAAAATCATTAGAACAACAGTTGTCCCCTATTAAAGATAAAATAAATGATATCTTAAATCAAGAAGTATTATCCATAACCAAAAGAAAAACCAACCCTTCCAGTTATATTAGTCCCTTATCCCAATTACTTTTAAAAATACCATCCACCCCACAATATGAAAAAAATCCTTTACAAGGATATATAGATTTATATAATAAAAATAAATTAAAACAATTATCTTTCATTGAAATGATAGAAATAATTGAACCTAATTTATTAAAAAATAATTATGATGGAATATTATATAGTGTTAAGGGGGATGTTTCTAGTGGAGGTTTTGCTATAACAGGGACCCAAAAAACAGCAATAATATTCAACCCATCAATATTAACTTTTGAAGGAATAAGTACAGATGGAATTAATTATAAAAAAGTATCTAATACAGACCAAGATATAAATGCAAGTGTAAAATCCCCAGAATATTTACTTAAAAGAAACCAAACCCCACCAAATTCAACAATTAAAAAAAGCCTTGTAAAATTAAACGGTTTCAAAGAACTACAACTCCCATCGGGATTAAAAATAATAGGAAGCTTAGACTTAAGAAATATCCCCAACCTAGTTATACCTGATGATTTGCATGTTACTAATACCATATACATATCACCAGGAACTAAAATACCCGATGATGTAAAATCAAAAGCCAAAAATATAGTAACTAATTAATATTTGTAAATCTAATTTCTTTTTCGTATATTTATGACCAAATACAACCATGATTGGACTGGTCTCTCTATTAAAAGAAATACAAGGTAAACCTAAAGCAGTTTTCATGGCTGGTCCTGCTGGGTCAGGAAAATCATATATATCCAAACAAATAATTCCAACCAATTTTATAACAATAAATGTAGATGATACTTATGAGGAATTACTCAAATCCTCTGGTATTGGTATGAATCTAACTAAAATGTCACCCGAACAATTGAAAAAAGCGGGTGAATTAATGTCTCAAGCTCGAAAAGCAACAGATATAAAACTTCAAAACACTATTAAAGATACTAAAAATATAATAATTGATAGTGTAGGTTTATCTTCTAAAGTTATACTAAAGAAAAAACAACAATTAGAAGAATTGGGTTATGATACGTTTATGGTAATGATTTATGTTTCACCTATAACGTCTTTAGAACGTAATATAACGCGAGATAGGTCATTGTTGCCGAGTATTGTGATACGTTCATGGCGCGATGTAAATAAAAATATAGACACCTATAAACAAATGTTTGGTGATAACTTTGTTTTAGTAAATAATGACCCACCACAAACCAAAAAAGAATTTGACCCACAATACATTTATCAAACTTTTATTAAACCTTTAGGACAAATAGGTAAAGAAAAATCCCCTGAAGAAAAAGCAAAATCCAAAGTAGAAATACAACAACTTTATTCAGATATAAATCAAATAATAAACAACCAACCTGAATTTGACACTTTAGAACAAGCAAAACAAAAAATCACTAACTTTATAAACATATGAAACAATCACAACTAAGACAACTAATAAGAGAAGAAATTCAAAACGCCATCCAAGAAAAAAACACTGAGGTAGTAGATGAAATTGGTAAGTTTTTTGTAGTTAAAAAACCTGGTAAAGGTGTAACTAAAGAAGGTATGGTATATGAGGCCACAGTGTTTGATGAAATAAAAATGGATGAGGTAAAAGGAGTTTATAAAAATAAATCTGAAGCCAACCGTCATGCTACTGAATCCCTAAAAGAATATGAATCTTCTTTAAAAGAAATTGAATCCTCTATGGAAGAATATAGAACTTTAAAAAAGGACATTGAGGAAAAAAGAAAACTAGCTAAAGAAAAAAT